AATTTCTCCTGAAGATGCGAAACAAGAAGTAATTGATGTTATCTTAAATTTATTGAAATAATAAAATGGCGAAGATTAAAGAACAAATAGATTACGGGAATAGACCCGAAAGAATGGACCCAAGATTAGAACGAAAATTGGGAAGTCCTGAAAGTTTGTATGCGAATAATCCTGCAATGAGAAAGGGAGCTGCGGATGTTCAAAGATTGGTAAGTTCAAGATTCGGAAAAGTTGCGGATAAGTTGAAACAAGTGACTGGAATACAGGACCTTAGTTCCCAACAAGTTCAAGGAATGCTTTTTCAAGAAATGATGAGTAAAGTTCCAGGAATAACAAGAATTGAAGGAAGACATAGAGAAGAATTAGAACAACTTGCAATTGATGCATGTTTGGAGGAAACTCAAGTTCCTGATGATTGGTTTACAATTGAAGCATTACTGAATAGAGCCCCTATTAATATTTCGGACTTCAGAATGCAAGCTACTAAACCAAAGAAAAAGGAAGATGAAGAGACACCTGAAATTCCTTCTTTTGACGTTGAAAACTTAACTGACGAAGAAGTAATGGAGTTGGAAATTCATAAAAGAAATATGATTAACGCTCTTGTTCAAGGAGCAGCAAAAAAAGGACATTATATTTTTCAAAAACCTGAAATTAAAGAAAGGTTGGATGAAATTGACCCACAATTATATCCCTCTTATTTGAAAATTATGTCAATCAATGATTTCATGTATTTTTCTATGGAACAAATGATTGAAATGATGTCTCAAACAGGAAATGGTGTCGCTGGAAAAGTTAAGTTAGAAAATAAAGATGAAGACGAAGAAGAGGGTGGAGAAGGTGAAGATGAACCTGATACAAAAATTGTTGCAGAAGGTTTAATATTCCCAATTTTGTGTCATGAAATAATCAAAGGGTTAGAGGAATCTATCGCAAGACACGGATTACCTGAAGATCCTGAAATGTCAAGAAATGTGAGGGGTGTCACTGATGTATTGTCTAATGAACCGATGCAACTTAGAATTGGCCCTGAAATTGTTGAAAAATTAAGGTTTGCATTACCTGACGAGATGTTTGATGATGAGAACAAAGGATTGGTGCCTTGGTTTTATTCAATTCTCTATAAGACAGAAGCTAAAGAATTTTTAGATATCATTGGTAATGCAATTTCTGAAGATGAATCAAAAGTAAGAAAGGCAACTGCAAAATTTAAAGAAATTATGAAACAAGCTCAACAGTCAAAGAGTGAGTATGATAATTTCAAAGGAGAGGAAGGTATCGAAGATGAAGATGATGATTTGGACCAACTTTATAGAGATTTGGGAATTCCAAGACCATAAATCAGAATATGATTTAACTGTGTGAACAAAGAACAATTAATAATAGAATATACGAAGTGTATGAGGAATACCCCTTATGCACTTCGTACTTATTTACAGACATACGATAATACGGTATCAAAGTATGTCCCATTAGAACTTTTTCCTGACCAAGTTTCACTACTTGAAGATTACGAAACCCACAACGAAAACATTGCGTTGAAATACAGACAAGCCGGGGTTTCAACCGTAACCGCAGCTTGGGCTTCAAAAAAACTTGCATTTGCAAGAAAAGAAAAACCTGAAAAAGTTCTAATCATTGCCAATAAGTTGGATACTTCAGTTGAAATGGCTAACAAGATAAGGTCATTTATTGAACAATGGCCTAGTTGGGTTTCAATCGGGTTTTCGGTAGAAAAAAACTCCCAAAGACATTTCAAACTTAATAATGGATGTGAGGTCAAAGCGGTGGCAACATCCAAAGATGCACTTAGAGGTTATACACCAACAATTCTTATTTTTGACGAAGCAGCCTTTATCGAGGCAGATGGAGACTTTTGGTCTGCTTGTATGGCCTCACTATCTACTGGTGGTAAAGTTATTGTAGTTTCTACACCAAACGGTTACGATCCAATATATTACGAAATCTATGACCAAGCATTAAGAGGAATGAATGATTTCAAAATCTCTGAAATGTTTTGGTATCGAGACCCTCGTTATACCAAAGATTTATACATGGTAAAGACAAATGATTTGGTTCATTATCTTTTGAATCGTGAAGATTATCCAATAGATACAGTAATTAACTTAGCCAATAATAATCCTTATGATAGAGACCATTCTATTGTAACAGATTATATTTCCCAAGGATATAAACCTTGTTCTGCATGGTTTGAGGGAATGGTAAAAAAGCTCAAGTACGATAGACGTAAAGTTGCTCAAGAACTTGAATGTAACTTCTTAGGATCGGGTGATAACGTATTCGATTCAGATTTAATGCAGAACATTTCCAAAAACCAACTAAGGGCCCCACAAGCCAAACTTATGGGTAATGCTTTGTGGATTTTTAAGGAACCTGTAAATGGACATAAGTATGTTATGGGGGTTGACGTTTCTCGTGGTGACTCTGAGGATTTTTCATCAATCCAAATCATTGACTTTGATGAACGGGAACAAGTATTAGAATATGTTGGTAAAATCCCTCCCGATGTTTTAGCAGAAATTGCTTATAAGTGGGGGACAATGTACAATGCATTCTGTGTAATTGATATTACAGGAGGTATGGGAGTTTCAACCGCCAGAAAAATGCAAGAATTACAATATCAACCCGGATTGTATGTTGATGGAGTCGATACTTCTAACAAATGGAAGTGGGACCCGAAAATAAATGAAAAAATTCCTGGTATCAACTTCAACACAAAAAGAGTTCAAATTATTGCAGCATTTGAAGAGGGGGTTAGACACGGATTCAAAATATATTCTCATAGGACATACAATGAGATGAATACCTTTATATATATTCATGGAAGACCCGACCACCAGAAAGGACAACATGATGACTGTATTATGGGTCTTTCCATGGCGATTTATGTCGCTGAAAAATCATTTCAATCATTAACTAAAGTTGTTAATCATACAAAAGCCATGTTGAATTCATGGTCTACTGTGATGAATGAAAATAAAAATTCTTCAGATTTTTTCAACCCAATGGTACCTCAGATGGGTAGGGACCCGAACCTTAATAATAATGGAGCCAGTAAAGCGGATTATCAAAAATATGGTTGGTTATTTGGTGCTAAATAACTATTTATATTATCAGGGTAAATAGTAAAATTACGTATGGCAGAACAAAATATGACAGTTTGGCAACGATTGTCACAAACATTTGGACCTAATTCACTTCTCAATCAAGATTATCCGACATTTAAGTTTGATAAAAAGGAACTTCTGCGAACCAAAAGTAGAGAAGAATACGAAAAAGAAAAACTCCAAGCACAACAAACATATTACCTTACCAATCAATGGGCTAAGGTAGAAAACAATCTTTATTCTCAGGCGATATACTATGAACCAACAAGATTGTCGGCACAGTATGATTATGAGTCTATGGAGTATACACCTGAAATTTCCGCCGCCTTAGACATTTATGCAGAAGAATCTACAACAACAAATGAAGATGGATTTATTCTACAAATTTATTCTGAATCAAAAAGAATAAAAGGGGTATTAGCGGATTTGTTCAACAATGCTTTAGATGTTAATACCAACCTTCCAATGTGGACACGAAATACCTGTAAATATGGCGACAATTTTGTGTATCTTAAATTAGACCCTGAAAAAGGTATTGTTGGATGTCAACAATTACCAACTATAGAAATCGAAAGACATGAAGTTGGAGCAAGTGGTAAAATATCTGTCGATGTAAAAAATGAAGTTGATAAAGACAAGAAAGCATTACACTTTACTTGGAAGAATAAGAATATGGAATTCCAATCATGGGAAATTGCTCACTTCAGATTATTAGGTGATGATAGAAAACTTCCTTATGGAACGTCTATGTTAGAAAAGGCTAGACGTATTTGGAAACAATTATTACTTTGTGAAGACGCTATGTTGATTTATCGAACATCAAGAGCACCCGAAAGAAAGTTATTTAAGGTCTTTGTCGGTAACATGAACGATGATGATGTAGAAGCGTATGTACAGCGTGTTGCAAACAAATTCAAAAGAGAACAAGTTGTAGATAGTAAAACAGGAAACGTAGACATGAGATTCAATCAAATGGCCGTTGACCAAGATTTCTTTATTCCTGTTCGTGATCCGGCAGCTCCAGATCCAATTACTACATTACCTGGAGCAACTAACTTGTCTGAAATTGCCGATATTGAATATATTCAAAAGAAATTATTGACGGCATTGAGAGTACCTAAAGCTTTCTTAGGATTTGAAGAAGTGGTAGGTGATGGTAAAAACTTGGCGTTACAAGACATTAGATTTGCTCGTACAATTAATAGAATCCAAAAAAGTATGTTGGCAGAACTTAATAAAATTGCCATTGTACATTTATTTTTATTGGGTTTTGAAGATGAATTATCAAACTTTACACTTGGATTAACAAACCCATCAACTCAAGCGGATTTGTTGAAGATTGATGTTTGGAAAGAAAAAGTATTATTGTATAAAGATTTGGTTTCCGATCCAGGAAATGGAATACAGGCAACTTCATCTACATGGGCTAAGAAACACATATTTGGATGGTCTGATGACGAAGTTCGTTTAGACTTACAACAACAAAGAATTGAAAGAGCTGTTGGTGAAGAACTTAAAGCAACTCCAACTGTGATAACCAAAACAGGTTTGTTTGATAATATCGACAAATTGTATGGCAGTCAAACAGGTGCAACTCCTACGGCTGGTGCCGCGACAACTACGGATGGTGGAGAAGAATTGGGGGCCTCACCATCATTCGGTG